GGCGCGGGCTGGGGTTCGATGATTCCCACGCTGTGACCCTGCCGGAGCTGTGCTGGTGGCTGACGCTCAATAAACTGGCGCATGTGATCCCCGAATCAGTCGCGCGCCAGGTGATGCGTATGCCGCCGCAGGTTGTCCAGTCGGTAACACGTGAATCGGACATCATGCCATCGGTACCGGCCACCAGCATGGTGGAAGAAGCAGTAAAGCAGGTGCTGGCGCTTAAGGTGGATCCGGAGACGCCGGAGTCGTTCATGTTGCGACCGAAGCGCCGCCGCTGGCAGAACGAGAAGTACACCCGCTGGGTGAAGTCGCAGCCGTGCGCGTGCTGCGGCAAAACAGCAGACGACCCCCACCACCTGATCGGATACGGCCAGGGCGGTATGGGGACCAAAGCCCATGACCTATTCGTGTTGCCTTTGTGCAGAACGCACCACGATGAACTTCATGCGGATGTAGGGGCATTTGAAGCCAAATACGGCACGCAGCCAGAACTGCTGCTTAAGACATTAGACCGGGCGCTTGCCATTGGCGCGCTGGCGTAGACGGAGTGGAGACCGCGATGAATCTGGACAGCGTATTAAAATTTTTTGCCCCGAAAGGGATGCACATTTCTGACAGCGTTCGCGCTACTGCGAGCGAACAGTTAACGGTAACGGATGTGATGGCTGCGCTGGGCATGACCCAGGCAGATGCCGGGATCGGCCTCGCCATGTATCTGGGGAAGGCGGGGATCAGCCCACAGGATAAAGATGCTGCGATATCCTGGCTGGCTGAATACGCAAAGCTGCGCGCGCCGATGGCGGTGCGTAAAGCTGCGGGTAAAAAGTTCCCGCTGTGCATGCGGATCCTCGCCCGGTTCGCCTTCAAAGACTACGCCTCATCAGCTGCTGACCGTGTCGATTGTCCAAAATGCCATGGCAAAGGACTGATTACCAAAACCAGCATGATTACCAAAAGCCATTACACAATGCGCCTGCCTCAGTTCGCTAAGGATCTGGGCCAGTCTCCATCTGACTTTGAGGTCTTCCGTCAGGTTAAGGATGTGGACCACCAACTGTGTGGCAAATGCAGCGGTACCGGAAAAATCAGTAAACGCTGCCAGTGCGGCGGAACGGGCAAGACTCTCGACCGCAAGAAGTCAGAACTTCAGGGCGTCCCGGTTTACAAAGAATGCAGACGTTGCGAGGGAAGGGGTTATAGCAGACCAAAATCCTCAGTGGCATACCGTGGAATCCTTTCTGAACTGGACAGCCTGCCGGACCGTACATGGCGTTATAGCTGGAAGCCATTCTATGAAAGTCTGGTATCAAAATGTTTTGAGGAAGAGAGCAACGCGGATGCACAACTGAAAAAGGTTACACGTGTGCAAGATATGATAGAAATCTCATAATTTAGCGTCACGTTACTTGCAAAGTTGCCGTTTTTGTGTAAATTTGACGTTAACGATGGGCATTGTATGTTCAGAGTTAAGAAACCCGCCACTGAGCGGGTTTTTTATTTTATCCTCTTCTATTAAATGGTATCGTCTTTGTAAATTAATTCTTTTGCGGACGCGAAAAATGGATGTATTCCAAGCATTTAAAGAAGAGAAACAAAAAAGCTTTAAGGTTGACGCTTTTTACACACCTTCCAAGCCAGTCTCTTCGCCCTCGAATTTAAGGGGCAGAGACGAAGAGATACAAAAAATCTTGGGCGCTTTAACAACCCCGGGGCGCCATTGTATGATTTATGGTGATCGAGGTATTGGTAAGAGTTCTTTGGCATTGTCAACTTTAGAGGGCGGGAAGAAACATCAAATATTGCCTGAGCATGTTTTCCAGTACCGATGCATAAAAAACACCACCTTTAAAGACATTATTGAAAAAGCGGCGCTTTTTATCGACGAGGCTTATCGCCACGACAAGACTGAAACTACTAAAAAGTTTGGTGCGCGCGCCCGATTTTTTGATATCTTTAGTGTTGAAGGGACAAGAGAAGAAAAAATAACGATCGAAAAAGAAGAGCTAACAGCTAACAAAGCCGCCACAGTTTTACACCACCTCGACTCTGTTTTGCTTATTGATGAATTTGATGTTGTGAAAGATGAGGTAAAACATGAGGTTGCTGAGTTTGTTAAGCAACTTAGCGATGCTAGTAGCCCCTTCAAAGTGCTAATCGTAGGCATTGGTTCGGATGGTGCAGCTCTAATTGCTGGACACCAGTCAGTTATACGTTGCATGCACGAAATTAAGCTTCCAAGGGTGGAAGATAAATACCTTTCAGAAATAATTGAGAGTGGAGAAGCGGGGCTTGGTTTGACGTTTGAACCAGTTATTAAAAATTCAATTATTGAAATAAGCAGTGGATTTCCATATTTCACTCATTTGTTGTGTAAAGAGAGCGCTGAAGAGGCTATTCGAAGGTCTGCAAATGTTGTCGATAAAGTCATCTTCGAACAAGCTTTAATAGTGGCAGTTAAGAATACCGAAGGGCAATTAAAGCGTTGTTACGACCTTGCTGTAACTTCTTCAAGAACAGATATGTACCCTAAAATTCTATTATCTGCGGCCAAATTTAACAATGAGCAATTTAGTGTCAAAAGCTGGATTGAACAAATATTTGATGATCACGGCTTAACTCTAACCTACGGCAGTATGAATAATTATACTGGTAAATTAATTAAAGCCGAACGCGGTGAGATACTTCAGTTAGTTAGGCGAGGGGTTTACAAAATTACTGATCCTCGTATGCCAAGTTATATTTTGATGTGCCATAACGCAATTCATTAAAGAGTAATGTTCTTTTTTGACTTTGTTATTTTTTTATAAATTTGGCAACTAATTACAATCTTAGGCTCGCTTCGACGGGCCTTTTTTATTTCCCCTCATCCCTGAGAGGACTCACACACAAGAGGGGGCGTCCGAGCCTTTCCCGTACCGCAGCTGCTGGCAGAGCGTTTTAAGATACGAGTATCTATGAAACCACGTCAAGTAGGGATTAAGGCTTGGTACTTGTTGCTTGATCAGCTTACTGAATCTTCTTATGTTGTAGGTTTACTAGCACAGCATAAGGAGAAAAAGTATGACGGATATCTTTGAGAGACGACGAACCCAGACCTTCACAGAAGAAGAGTTAGATGAGTTCGATACGGATTTCGCAGTAAATCTGGAGCAAAGTAAACTCGCAGAACGGCTGGGAGCAGAACTGAGGGTAGTACATGTAGATTGGGACGAATCTCGACATATTAAAGATCTTCCTCCTGGGGTAGAACCTGAATTCTATGATACGTATGTCGTGTATGCGGATAAGTTAAATCCCTTCGCTGCCATCTTCACTCAGGATGATGATCATTCTAAATATTACAGGCTACGACGCCCCGAATTACTCGAAGAATTAGATGAGCTAATATCTTACTGGGCTAATAATTAGGCCTGATAAGTAGAAAAATTGTTCTGTTAGATAATTACATTGCAACCAAGGCTGCCTTAAGGCGGCCTTTTTTTTACCTCAACACAGCACCCGCATCTTTAGCGAGGTGAGAGATATGCACAATATGAGCAAACTGGCTACTGGCGCTGCATATGGCGCATCTGCCGGGACAGTAGCCAATGGACTGCTAACCCGGTTAAGCCCTGATGAGTGGAGTGCTCTGGGGGTGATTATCGGTATCGTTGTGGCAATTCTTACGTTCGGCATCAACTGGTACTACAAGCGTAAGACTACACTCGCGCAGATCCAAGCGCTGAAAGGCTGGCCCACTAACCCCGCTGGATTTAAGGAGGAGTGATGGCAATCTCGGCATCTCTGCGTAAAAAGCTTCTTAGTGTGGCTGGTGCTGGTGCGCTGGCGATCGCAACGGTGTTTCTTGGTGGCAAGGATGGAGTGGAAGGGCGAAAGTACGAGGCTTACAAGGACGTTGCCGGAGTATGGACAGTCTGCGACGGTCACACCGGACCGGACATCATTCGCACTAAACGTTATTCCGACCAGGAATGTGACCGGTTGCTCTGGAAAGATCTCCAGCCAGCGAAACGCACCGTGGACAGGCTGGTAAAGGTGCCGCTTGGAGAGTACCAGCGCGCTGCACTGTATAGCTTCGTTTTCAACGTTGGTTCTGATGCATTTTCCAAATCGACGCTGCTTCGCAAGCTGAATAAAGGTGATCATGCCGGAGCCTGCGAAGAAATGCGCCGCTGGGTTTACGCTGGTGGCATGAAGTGGAAGGGGTTGCAGAACCGGCGCGAGATGGAGCGCTCAATGTGCCTGGCGGAGAGCAAACATGACCTTTAGCCTTCGGACGATTCTACTGATTGCCTTCGCGGCCGTACTGCTGGCAAGTGGCTATGGCGAGCTACGTTATCGGAATGGCTGGTATGCCCACGCCGACCACCTCAACGCACTGGCCGCCGATAAGAAAGCAAAAGCAGAGAAGGCGATACAGTCTGTTGAGCAGAAGGCTGTAAAGGCTAGCGACGAAGGCAAGATCATCTACAAAACAATAACCCGTGACGTGGTGAAATATGTTCAGTCTCCGGATCGTACCAGGTGTGATTTTGATGATGAGTCTGTGCGGCTGCGCCAGCGTGCGATCGACGCTGCCAACGCCATCAGCGGATTTGATGCAGCCCCCGTGCTGGGCAAGTAATGCTGGGGCAAACAGCGATGCAGATCTACAGGCGGACATCGAGACAGCGCAATGCCTGCGCCAGCTGCGCCTGGACAAGTATCGATGGCAGGCGTACTACAACGCCATAAAGTAGAAACCGAGCCTCGCAACAGCGGGGCTTTTTTGTGACCAGAAGAAGGAAAAGAAGAATGTTTACTGTTAAGCAGATCGTTGATAACGCCACCTCTCTTTACGAAATTAAAGAAGTGAATATCGGCAGGCCGGGATCGGTTCAGTGGACGCAGGCTTTTCAGGCTGCTGACGCTATCGGGCTTAAATCTCCGTGCGTTATTGAGCAGGTGTTTCCAACGTTCAGCGATGAGGAAATGACCGAGGAACTCCAACCTGAAGATACCGTATGGTTCGAAAGAGAAGGGGTAAGCCGGGCGGACTGCATTGCCGTTATCTGTTCCTCTCTCAATTCCGCCGCCTTCCCCGGCATTCCTGAAGAGGGTGGTATTGGTTATCAGTTCCTCTACCGGGGAGATCAGCTTTACGTCATGAACTCCAGCGGTGCGACCATCGAAACAGTGAAGTGACCATCTCAAGGCGCTTTCGAGCAGAGCGCCTGATGATGTTCTGTATTCACGCTGACGCTCTGTAAAACAAAAAAACGCCCCCATCAAGAGGGCGAACCGGAATTGTCTATGGCATGTGCATTTCGCACTTTTTATTTTCTCAATGAAAAGGGTCAAGCGATGGTGCCTGTTTCCTGTGCTAAAGGAAGTTTGAGTATGGTTAGCAATGTTGTAGTAACAAGCGTAAGCGGCAACTATTTGTCATAGTTGCATTTTTTTATCCTCGCACTAGCGGGCTTTTTTGTGCGCATCGTACGCGTACCAAAGAGAGTCTTTCAGCCGTGAGCCTGGGGAAACCGTTTCTCTCGGGCGGTTGTCCCGTGCGACAGGCTCACATCTAAAAGGAAACGACAAATGAGCAGCACCTTCCGTATGACAGAAATAGTTCTTAGCGTCCCGACATTAGGCATACCTTCACTTGTTAACGTCGGTTCAATATCTATGTCAGGCGAACACATCACTGCGCATGTATATGCGGTAAAGGGGAATGAAAGGTTGCTGGTTGGACGCCGCGACTTCGTCGGAATGACGACAAGCGGATACGGCTATTCACTCACAGTAATCAAGCCTGAGGGTTACCAGCTGGTGGTTGAAACAGTGGACAAATACGGCGTTCGGGATGGTGACAGCCGTGTTCGCCTGTGTTCAGAAAAGGAAGCGAAACCCGCTAATGACTGGCATCTGAATAAATCAGGAACAATCCAGTCAGCCAGCATCGGTAGCGTAATCAAGTCTGGTCAGAGCGAGGAACTCATTGATCTTCGACGGGTGATAGAGCAGGTGACAACCGACGCTATCCACAACGCACTGAAGCCGGGCGGATTGCTGTATCGCGCCTTCCGTTAATACCTGGAGCATCTATGCGAATAACCGTGCTTGATGATGATCCTGGTCGGAAGATTAACCCCGACCGGGAGCGATACCGTGTCTTTCTCGACGGCGAAGTGGTGAAGGCTTGCCTTACCGCGGACGACGAGAGGGGCGAAGTGACAGAGGCTGTGCTCGACAATAATGGCTGGATGGTAGCAGAGAACGGCGAAGTTAAACGGCGAACACGTTATGGCGCAGTGAGGATAGTCCCATGCCCGCGCTAATACCTCGCGCCTGCCGTAAGCGTGGATGCCCCGGCAAAACAACGGACCGATCAGGGTACTGCGAAGCGCACCGCAATGAAGGCTGGCAGCAGCACCAGCGCGGTCTTAACCGCCACCAGAGGGGCTACGGTAGCAAATGGGACAGGTTGCGTCCTCTCGTACTGGGCAGGGATAAACATCTCTGTCAGGAATGCCTGAGGAATGGACGTCACACCCCGGCAGCAACGGTCGACCACATCAGGGCAAAAGCAAATGGGGGTACCGATGATTTATCTAATCTGGAGTCCCTCTGCACTGCCTGTCACAAGGCGAAAACGGCCCGCGAACGAATCAAATGATATCAGTTCTCATCTGTGGGTAGGGCGGGTAAAAAGTTCAGGGACCTCGCATTAAAGGACCGCCGCCTAACCCTTTGTTATATCGCCGCAGGTTAGAAAACTTTTTTATGGGGATCCCCAGCATCGATTAATAGGAGTTTTCGATTATGCCCGGACCACCGAAAACCCCGACACATCTGGCTCTGGTGAAGGGGAACCCATCTAAACGAGCCATAAACAAAAACGAACCTAAACCCCCGGCAGGGGTGCCCCCAACGCCAAAGCATTTCGACAAACAGGGTAAGTACTGGTTTAAGCGGATGGCCGAAGAGCTAAACACCATCGGTGTGATATCTCTTCTCGATGCGCGGGCACTCGAATTGCTCGTCGAGGCTTATACCGAGTACCGGCATCACTGCGACACGCTGGAGCGCGAAGGCTACACCTATGCGGTTTACAGTGACGAAGAGCCTGACGAGGGGAAGGAGCGCGAGATCCGCATGGTTAAGGCGCATCCTGCGGCAATCATGAAAGCTGATGCCTGGAAGCGTATCCGGGCGATGCTTGCCGAGTTTGGCATGACGCCAGCGAGCCGCGCGAAGGTTGGCGCAAAAGGCCCTGCTGAAGCCGATCCACTGGAAGAATTCCTTAAAAAGCGCAAATGATGAATGGCAACTGTTCAGGCTGGTATCCGGTACGCCGAGCGCGTGCTATCCGGCGAGATTGTTGCTGGCGAACTGGTGCGCCTGGCGTGCCGGCGATTCCTTAATGACTTAGAACACGGCCCGGCGCGCGGCATCTACTTCAGCGAGGATCGTGCGCAGCACATTCTCGATTTCTATAACTTCATACCCCACGTTAAAGGAGCGCTGGCGGGTAAACCCATCGACCTGATGGACTGGCATATTTTCATCCTCATCAATATTTATGGCTTCGTGGTACCACTGATTGATGAAATGACAGGCCGGGCCGTACTTGATGAAGACGGCGATACCGTGATGGTGCGCCGGTTCCGCACGGCCTACGATGAAGTCGCGCGTAAGAATGCGAAATCAACGCTTTCCTCCGGCATCGGGCTTTATATGACAGGGGCTGACGGTGAGGGCGGCGCAGAGGTCTATTCAGCGGCAACCACGCGCGACCAGGCCCGTATCGTTTTCGACGATGCCAAAAACATGATCAAGAAGGCCCCCAGCACACTCGGGCGTCTGTTCGGTCATGTAAAACTGAATATTCACCAGGAGCGGTCGGCCTCGAAGTTCGAACCGCTTTCCAGCGACGCCAACAATCTTGATGGCCTTAACATTCACTGCGGGATAGTGGACGAGCTGCATGCGCACCGTACCCGTGATGTGTGGGATGTGCTGGAAACCGCTACTGGCGCACGACTTCAGTCCCTGTTGTTCGCCATCACAACGGCGGGTACCAATAAAGAAGGTATCTGCTATGAGCAGCGGGATTACGCTATTAAGGTGTTGCGCGGCGTGGTGGAGGATGACACCTACTTTGCCCTGATTTATACACTCGACGAAGGCGATGATCCCTTTGACGAGGCCAACTGGCCGAAAGCTAACCCCGGTCTCGGTATATGTAAGCGCTGGGATGATATGCGCCGCCTTGCCAAGAAGGCAAAAGAGCAGGTCGCGGCGAGGCCGAACTTCTTTACCAAGCACCTGAACATCTGGGTAACAGCTGAGAGCGCCTGGATGGATATGGACCGCTGGGCAAAAATGCCGGGTATTGCTTCGGAGGCTGAGCGTAAGGCGTGGCCACTTTGGGTGGGCGTCGACCTCGCCAACAAAATAGATATATGCGCAGCGGTGAAAGCCTGGCGCGATCCTGCTGGTGAAACTCACATGCAACCACGCTTCTGGATCCCGGAAGGGCGACTGGAAACAGCGCCTGCCCATATTGCCGAGCTTTACAGGAAGTGGGCCGACGCCGGGTATCTTGAGCTGACTGACGGAGACGTTATCGATCACGGGATGATTAAAGCTGACATTGTGCAATGGGTGAAAGGCGAGAACATCAAGGAGATTGCTTTCGATCCCTGGAGCGCTGTTCAGTTCAGCCTGTCGCTTGCTGAGGAAGGTTTGCCACTGGTGGAAGTTGCGCAGACAGTCAAAAACCTTTCTGAGTCCATGAAATCAGTGCAGGCAGAGATTTACGGCAACAAGTTCCACCACGACGACAACCCTGTGATGCGGTGGATGATGTCGAACGTCACGGTTAAGCCGGACAAAAACGACAACATCTTCCCGAACAAGTCCACACCTGAAAACAAAATTGACGGACCGGTTGCACTGTTTACGGCCAAAAGCCGGATGCTGGTCAATGGCGGTAATGACGCTCAGGATCTGAGCGGATTCTTTGAAAATCCCATCATGGTAGGTTTCTGATGAAAAAAAATAAGCAGCCGGGCAGGGTGAAAAGCGCCCTGCTCAACTGGCTGGGCGTACCTATCAGCCTGACTACCGGGACGTTCTGGCAGGAGTGGTTTGGTACCAGCAGCAGCGGAAAAGTGGTGACAGCGGACAAGGCTATCCAGCTTTCGGCGGTCTGGGCCTGTGTGCGACTGCTGAGCGAGTCGGTTTCCACACTGCCCATGAAGATTTATGAGCGACAGTCGGATGGCTCGCGCAAACTGGCGCAGGGCAACCCGGTTTACCAGTTGCTCTGTCGTCGGCCTAACGCCGAAATGACGCCATCCCGATTTATGCTGATGCTGGTGGCAAGCATTTGCCTGCGGGGCAATGCCTTTGTGGAAAAGCACTTCATCGGCAGCAAACTGGTGTCGCTGGTTCCGCTGTTGCCGCAGAACATGGTGGTGAAGCGTCTCGACAGCGGACGGCTGGAGTACACCTATACCGAAAACGGCAAGCCACGGGTTATCCCTGAAAGGAACCTGATGCATATTCGCGGATTTGGTCTTGATGGTGTCTGCGGCATGATGCCAATGATGACGGGTCGTGACGTGATCGGCGCGGCGATGGCCGTCGAAGAGTCCGCTGCCAAGATTTTCGAAAATGGCCTGCAAAGCTCGGGGTTTCTTTCAGCTGACGCGGCGCTTGATAAAGAACAAAGAGAGCGACTTCGGGGCTATATGCAGGCCTTCACCGGCTCTAAAAACGCCGGGAAAATTATGGTTCTTGAGGGCGGGCTGAAATATCAGAACGTCACCATGAACCCGGAAGCCGCGCAGATGCTTGAGTCGCGGTCGTTCAGCATCGAGGAAATCTGCAGGTGGTTCCGCGTACCGCCGTTTATGGTCGGCCACACATCGAAGCAGAGCAGCTGGGCATCGAGTCTTGAAGGTATGAACCTCCAATTCCTGACCCACACGCTGCGTCCGCTGCTGGTGAATATCGAGCAGGAAATTGCGCGCTGTCTGCTGGGTGGCGATGAAGATTTGTTTGCTGAGTTCTCTGTTGAAGGGCTGCTGCGCGCCGACAGCGCGGGCCGGGCGGCATACTACACCAGTGCGCTGCAGAACGGCTGGATGTCGCGCAACGACGTGCGCCGCCTGGAAAATATGCCACCGATTGAGGGCGGCGACATTTACACGGTTCAGCTCAACCTGACGCCACTGGAGGACCTGAAGCAGAACAGCCAGGCGGCTCAGGCTTTTGTACTCCGGCAGGTTCACAACCACGTTTTCCCTGACATTCCTTTCGAACAATCCCCGCTGAAACAGGCGGCATAGGACAAAACCCGATGACAAAAAGACAGCTTCCGGTTGCACCGGCGGGTCGCCCCTGCGCGGGTGCCAGTTGCGAGGTGCTGCCGTCCGCGCTTGAACGGTGGAACGGCGGCATCCGGGCCGCAGCCGGCGACGATAATTCGATTTCCATTTTCGATGTGATTGGCCGCGATTACTGGGACGAAGGCGTTACCGCCAAGCGCATCGCCGGTGTACTGCGCTCAATGAATGGCGAGGACGTGACGGTGAACATCAACTCACCGGGTGGTGACATGTTCGAGGGCCTGGCAATTTATAACCTGCTACACGAGTACCAGGGCAAAGTCACCGTGAAGGTCCTGGGTATCGCGGCCAGCGCCGCAAGCATTATCGCGATGGCTGGTGATGAGATTCAGATCGGGCGTGGTGCGTTTCTGATGATCCATAACTGCTGGGTTGTCGCGATGGGTAACCGCCATGATTTCACGGAACTGTCCGCCTACCTGGAGCCGTTCGATAACGCAATGGCAGATATTTATGCCGCGCGCTCCGGTCTTGATGCCGAAACCGTTCAGAAACTGATGGATGCCGAGTCCTACATCGGCGGCAGTGATGCGGTAGAGAAGGGGCTGGCGGATGGCCTTCTTTCTGCCGATGCCGTTTCCGGTGGCGATGATTCCCCGTCGGCGGCGCTGCGTAAACTCGATGCGCTGCTGGCAAAAGCCAATACCCCCCGGTCAGAGCGCCGGAAATTAATCAAAGCATTAACAGGTAACACGCCGGGCGCTGTTACCGATCCCGCTGGTATGCCGAGCGCTACCCAACCCAATCCTGAAATTTTAGCTGAGCTGGATGTCGCATTAAGCGGCCTGGCGAACGCATGCCATTAACGGAGAATGTATGTCTGACGTAAACGATATTCTGAAAAAAGTAACCGCCTCCATTGAGGAAGCGACCGGTAAATTCAACGCCAAAGCGGAAGATGCGCTGAAGGAAGCGCAGAAGTCCGGCAGGCTCTCTGAAGAGACAAAGGCGTCAGTGGATAAGATGGCGACTGAACTAAACGCCATGCGTGAAGCAGAAAAGACCCTTAAAGCTGCGCTGGGTGAGCTGGAGCAGCATGTTGCGCAGATGCCGCTGGCGAATGCGGCAAAAGTTGTAGAAACGGTGGGGCAGGTGGTTATCAACTCCGAAGCGCTGAAAACTTTTGCTGCCAGCGTGGAAGGTGGTAAGCGCCTCAGTATTCCGGTTAATGCCGCGTTGCTTTCTACAGGTGTTGCTGATGGCGTGGTTGAGCCCCAGCGTTTGCCGGGCATCGATACCGCGCCAAAACAGCGTCTGTTTATCCGTGATCTGATTGCTCCCGGTCGTACCGGCGCGCCAGCGATTTTCTGGGTACAGCAAACCGGTTTTACTAATGCAGCAAAAGTGGTACCGGAGAATACCGCCAAGCCGTACAGCGATATTCAGTTTGCAACCAAAATCACTCCGGTCACCACCATCGCGCACATGTTCAAGGCGTCAAAGCAGATCCTGGATGACTTTGCCCAGCTACAGTCGACAGTCGATGCGGAAATGCGCTATGGACTGAAGTACGTGGAAGAGCAGGAAATCTTGTTCGGTGACGGTACCGGCGTTCATCTGCACGGCATTGTTCCTCAGGCAACTGCTTTTGCCGCTGCGTTTGCAGTTGAGCAGCAGAACGGCATTGACGATCTGCGACTGGCGATGCTTCAGGCGCAGCTGGCTCGCTTCCCGGCGTCCGGCCATGTTCTGCACTTTATCGACTGGGCGAAGATTGAGCTCACCAAGGATACGCTGGGCCGCTATATCCTGGCGAACCCCGCGGCTCTGACCGGGCCCACCCTGTGGGGGCTGCCTGTGGTGGCGACCGAAGCGCCGGCATTCCAGGGCAAGTTCCTGACCGGTGCATTCAATGCGGCGGCGCAGCTTTTCGACCGTGAAGATGCCAACGTGGTGATCTCCACCGAGAACGCCGACGACTTCGAGAAGAACATGATCTCGATCCGCTGTGAGGAGCGACTGGCGCTGGCGGTGAAACGTCCTGGGGCGTTTATCTACGGCTCCTTCACCGCGCCTGCTGGTGGTGCGTAACCCATAACGGCGGCCTCCGGGCCGCCTTTTGTCTGGAGAGTGTTATGAAACTGACCGTTATCCGCCCCATTTTTGTTGAAGGGAAGGTGCTTGTGGAAGGTGAGATGTTTGAAACCCTCGAACAGCATGGACGGGAACTGGTGCAGAAAGGCTATGCGCTGACTGTTAAATCGGATGACGCAGCGGAGCAAACGGAGCCCGCCGTACCGCCGAAGAAAGGTAAAAAATAATGCTTGATCTGGATCTGGTAAGAAAACACTGCCGGATTGATGATGATTTCTCCGGTGATGATGATTTGCTCGCGATTTATATCGGCGCAGCCGTACGCCATGTCGAAACCTGGACACGCAGGACTCTTTACGAAACAGCGACTTCGCCCGGATACGATGAAAACGCCGATCATCTTTTGCTCACCGATGATGTCAAAGCGGCAATGCTGCTTCTCATCGGGCACTGGTATGAAAATCGTGAAGCTACGACACCAGGTCAGATCATGGCATTACCTTTCGCTGTAGACGCGCTGCTCCAGCCTTACCGCATTTATGGTGTGTAGGAGGTGCCATGCAGGCAGGAAGAAACCGCCATCAGGTCATGATTCAGAACGCAGTGATGGTGAGATCACCATCCGGTCAGCCCAAACAGGAATGGCGTGATAGTTCTCATCCGGTTTGGGCTGAGGTTAAGGGGATCAGCGGTCGTGAGCTGATTGCCTCCGGCGCTGAAAAAGCCGAGGCGACAGTCCGTGTCTGGATGCGTTATCGCACCGATATTAACGCAGCCTCCCGTCTGCATGTCCTTACCGGGCCGTTCAGGGGGCAAATGCTGGAAGTCACCGGGCCTCCCGTACCTGATGAAAAGGGTAGCCGCCTGGAAATTCTCTGCAAACAGGGAGTGAAAGCGTGATTGATTACAACCTGGATTTTTCCGGACTGCAGGATATTGCCCGCGATCTGGAACTGCTCAGCCGCGCCGAGAATAATAAAGTCCTGCGTGATGCCACACGGGCAGGCGCCGAAGTGCTCAAACAGGAAGTTATAAAAAAAGCCCCGGTACGTACCGGAAAGCTCAAAAATAATGTTGTGGTGCTTACACAGAAAGCGCGGCGGCGCGGTGATATTGCGTCCGGTGTGCATATTCGAGGTGTAAACCCCGCAACAGGTAACAGTGACAACACCATGAAGGCAGGGAATAAGCGTAATGCATTCTACTGGCGCTTTGTGGAACTGGGCACATCGCACATGCCTGCGCACCCGTTTGTTCGTCCCGCATTTGATACCCGACAGGAAGAGGCGGCTCAGATTGCCATGGCGCGAATGAATCGTGCAATTGATGAGGTGCTGGCCAAATGACTGAAGCCGATATTTTCGAACTGATTGGCGCCCTGGCTGACGGGCAGGTTTACCCCGATGTCGCCCCACTAAACTCAGCAGGCGAGCCATCTGTCGCCCCGCCGTGGGTAACGTTCACGCTGGTAAGTCAGGTTTACGGTGACACCCTTTGCGGCCCGGCTGAAGAAAATACCTCTCTTCAGGTTGATGTCTACGCATCGACAGTGGACGAGGCGCGGGAAATTCGCGAGCAGGTTATTGCAGCACTTTCCCCGATTCATTTCACTCAGATGATCAAAACCAGCGGATATGAACCGGAGGGCGGGGTGCGTCGGGCAACACTTGAAGTTCAGATCCAGCAGTAACCCCTAATCGCTGTTTAACACGACCGCCGCTTGGCGGTTTTTTTGTATCTGGAGAAAACATGGCCAGTAAGTATGAAGTAACAAAAGGTATGCAGATCGGCATCTCCGGTGCCCCTGTTACCGTGGCGGCGTTTACCGCTGTCGGTTTCCCCGGCGTGGATGTCGAGTTTCTTGTGGCGGAATGCGCTACCAAGGAGATCAGCTATACCGGCGGGCAGAAGGGTGACATTGATGTAACCACGCTTTGCTCGGTTGAACAGGAGCAAACCAACGGGCTGGCTGCTCCGGCTGAAATGTCTATCAGCCGCAACTGGGTAGGCGATGAAGAGGCGCAACTGGCGCTGCAGACCGCTTATGAAAACGATGAACTGCGCGCACTTCGTGTCGTTTTCCCTTCCGGTAACGGCTTTTATGTGCTGGTTGAAGTACGGCAAAGCAGCTGGTCAGCTGCAACGTCAAGTGTCGTCGGGGCGACTTACTCGTTACGTGTCCGCGGTAAGCCAAAACGCATTATGGCTAATTCCGGCGCCTGATCCTGAGCGGCTTCGGCCGCTTTTTTTATTACCCAATACTGAAAAAAGAGAAAAATGAAATGACGCAAAAGACACCACAGAATTCACTACGCAACATGGCGCTTACTGCATCAAAAGCGTACCGCACAAAACCCGGCATTACCGTGCCCGAATGGGATGATGCAAAGGTAACTCTGCGCGAACCATCTGGTGATGCGTGGGTTAAGTTTCGAGAAATCCTTAATCCGGAGGTGCCGGAAGGTGAAGAACCTTCACAGCTCTCTGAAGCGCAGAAATTCATGCGTAACAAAGAGGCTGATGTTGTTCTGTTCATTGATGTGCTTCTTGATGAGAACGGGCACCGGGTATTCAACAATGAAGATCAGAAAGTTGTCTCTGAAATTTATGGACCGGTGCATGCCCGACTCCTTGCTCAGGCGATTAACCTCGGCATGAGCCAGGAAGAAGCGGGAAAGCCGTAAAGCAGCCGCTGACATTCTTCCTGATGTCGCTGGCGCTTCGGCTGGGGCGGACATTACATGAGCTTCGCCAGACGCTTACGGCCAGTGAATTAAAAATGTGGATTGAGTATGACCGCATCAGCCCGATAGGTGACTGGCGCGGCGATGCTCAGGCAGCGCAAGTGGCTGTCGCCACACTGAATGCACAGGGCGGGAAGTACACCATTCCTGACGTGATGCTGAAATGGGGCGATCAGGAAAAAGAACCTGCTATTTCAGAACTTGAAGAATGGATGTCCGGTCTTTGACGCCCGCGGCTGCGGGCTTTTTATTGGGTGAAATATGGCTACGCTGCGCGAACTGATCATAAAAATTTCGGCAAACTCCCAGTCCTTTCAGTCTGAGATTGCCCGCGCTTCACGTATGGGAGCGGATTACCATCGCACGATGGAGCAGGGTGGCAGGCGAGCGGCGGCAGCCACGCGTGAAACGCAGCGTTCTCTTTCTGATTTGAATTCCCAGTTAGCCACTGTCAGAGCTACCGCCGCAGGACTTGCCGGGTCATGGGCAGGTGCCTTTGCCACGCATCAACTAATTGCCTTTGCTGATACCTGGAACCAAATGAATGGTCGCCTGCGTCTGGCTTCCTCATCAAGCGAAGATTTTGCCACCGCGCAACGTACTTTGATGGAGATAAGCCAGCGCACGGGCACGTCACTTGAGGCGAACAATAACCTTTACAGTCGCATTGCCCAGTCGATGCGTGATGCCGGCTATGCTTCTTCCGATGTTGCAAAAGTCACTGAAACCGTCGCCACTTCACTGAAACTTTCCGGTGCCAGTACAGAGGAGGCAAGCTCTGTAATCACGCAATTAAGCCAGGCGCTTGCCTCCGGTGTGCTACGAGGGGAAGAATTTAACTCCATTATGGAGAATGGCGGTCGCCTGGTGAAACTGCTGGCGCAGGGCCTGGGGACAACCGTTGGCGGTTTACGAGCAATGGCCAACAACGGAGAGCTGACGACAGATAAGATTGTCCCGCTCCTCACTAACGTTGAAATTCTGCGCAAAGAATTTGAAACCCTCCCTGATTCTGTCAGTGGCTCAGCGCAGAAGGTGCAGAACGCCTTTTTAGCCTGGGTTGGCGGCGCGAATGATGCGGTCGGCGCTTCTTCCACCCTTTCGGGGGCGCTTAGCGGTCTGGCTAATAATATTGATGATTTTGCCAATACCGCCGGCATTATCGTTGGTCTCGGACTGGCTCGCTATTTCGGCAATATGGTCGGCAGTGTTGGAGCTTCAACCCGCGCGGTAATTTCAAATACTGCTGCTGAGGTGGCGCTTGCGCAGGCGCAGGTGCGTGGCGCTCAGGTCAGCGTTGCGGCAGGGCGACAGGCCGTTTACCGGGCCCAGCAGGCACGGGCGGCGGCAACGAGCCTTGAGGCTCAAATCATTGCTGAGCGAAAACTTGCTGCGGCACAGGCATCTTTAAATGCTGCTGTTGCCGGTCGCACAGGCGCTGTGAACAACCTCAACAACACCGCATCGGTTACGTCACGTCTTGGCAGCGGGGTGCTCAGTATTCTTGGCGGCTGGCCGGGCGTAATCATTGGTGCTGGTGCCGCCATGTACGGGCTGTATCAACACACCCAGCAGGTCCATCAGGAGGCGGTGGGATTTGCCAGTAACCTTGATGAGATTAACGGCAAACTCAAGCAGATGTCCGTTCTTGGGTTGCGCTCTACTGCGGCAGATGCCCGGACGTCATTACAGGCACAAAAAAATGACCTTTCTGATCTCGACTCACAGATTGCGAAGGTAAAAGACAGTCTTAAAGCGCTTGACCAGATCCAGCAGGATTACAACCGCTCCCCGACGCTGACTTTAATCAACACCTTTATGGATCAGGCCGATATCACGGCCAAAAATATCGAGCTTACCGACAAGCTGAATAAGCTGGAGTATCAGCGCGAGCAGACAGCCTCAAAGGTTGAGCGCACACAAAAGCTCGTGAATGATGCCAGCGATCTGGCAACACAGAAGGCCATTGAGCAGGCCGGGGCAGTCGCAATTTTGCAGGGTGCTTATGACCTGCTGAATCGCTCGATGTCAGCAACTGCCGGGGCGAAACCGCCGCAATATGGTGGCCCGGTAGTGAGCATGGCGAATGCCACCCCACAACAGCAGACGGCAATGGAGCGCGCCCGGCGTGAGAATGAACTTGCCAGCCTCAGTGGCCTGCAAAAGCTACATCAGCAGCACGTTTATGAAGCGGAGGATTTAAAGCTTACCGGCGCGCTTTACACGCAGTACATCTACAACAAAGACCAGGCCGCTAAAAAGGATGACGCCGCTGCGCAGGCAAAGAAAAGCGCGACGGCCGCCACGAACGCAGAAAAGAAAGCTGAGCGTGAAGCTGCAAGTGTTGCCGAGCAGTACGCACGGAAAATTGCGGATCTCAGCGTAGCTGTGGATGTTCAGAAAGTTCGTGCGACAGAGGGGGAAAAAGCCGCGGAACTCTACGCTGCATCCCACCAGGCTGGCACGAAATGGACTGATGAACAACGGCGGTCGATAAGGGAAGCTTCCGCAGAACTGGCTAAATGGACCCAGAAAGCCGACGAGAATGTCCGTAAACAGCGTGAGCAGGCGGACGCGCTCAGGGATTTAACCGATGCAGCAATTAAGTTTCGGGATGAAGCTACCCTGACAACCGAAACCGCAGGAATGGGTGATCGTCAGCGCAGCCGTTTCAATGAAGCACAGCAGATTGAGCGTGTTTTTGGAAAAACGGATAAGGGGAGTGAAGCGGTCGCGCAGCGCGCTGCTGCGCTTGATGCCCTGGATAAAAAATACAAGGCTATCGCTGCGGCAGAGGCGGACTGGATGTCCGGGGTATCCCGTGGATATGCCAGCTGGTTTGATGAAATCAGCGATATCTCAGGTACAGTCTCAGACGGGGTAAGATCAACTATGTCCAGTGCGTTCGGCAATGTTACTTCCATGCTCGAGGGCAATAAAGTCAGCTGGCGATCCTGGGGTATTTCCGTTCTGCAGATCATAGAAAAAGTTGCCCTTCAGATGGCGATTGTAAATGCCATGGGTAAAGGCTCATCAGCATCTGGCTTACTCGGAACTCTCGCAAGTGGTGTTGCCGGGTATTTTGGAGGAGGGAATGCAGGTGCCGCGTCAAGTTCGGGAACTGCGCTGCAAAACTACGGATCTTCGTTTCAGTTCAATGCCAAAGGCGGCGTTTACGACTCTCCTTCTCTCAGCGCTTACAGCAACGGCGTATATAACTCGCCGCAGCTGTTTGCGTTCGCCAAAGGTGCGGGCGTGTTTGGTGAGGCCGGGCCGGAAGCGATCATGCCGCTTACCCGGGCTGCAGATGGCTCCCTGGGAGTTCGAGCTGTCGGTTCAGGAGTGAATAACATAGCTGGTACCGGCGCGGCGCCACAGGTTTACATCACCATCGATAGTAACGGGAACACGCAGACCCAGGCGAGTGGAGGATATGAGCAGTTCGGACGCGAAGTGGGTAGTTATGTCGATCGGCGCTATCGAGAGCTGATCAGCCGGGACATTTCTCCAGGTGGCGCAGTCTGGAATATGGCAAAAGGAGCGCGGTGATGGCTATAGAAACATTCAGCTGGTGCCCGCGCATCAATGCTGAGCAGGAGGTGAATTTTCGCCGCCGAACCGCGCAGTTTGGTGATGGTTACCAGCAGGTGTCCGGTGACGGGATTAATCCCAGATCTCAAAAGTGGACTCTTCAGTTTACCGGTTCAGAAGCATACATCGCGGCGATTAAAGCGTTTCTCGATCGCCACCAGGGGGTTAAGGCTTTTCAGTGGCGTCCGCCGCTTGAGCCGCTCGGGCTCTACCGCTGTGATACCTATACACCCACCGCCCTCGGCGCAGGGCAGTACAACCTGTCCGCGACCTTTGAGCAGGCTTATAAACCATGAGCTTAAACAGTGATTACCAGAAACTTGAGCCGGGCAATGCAGTCCGGCTTTTTTCTGTCGACGGCACGGCGTTCGGCACCGGAGAGGTGCTGCGCTTTCATTGCCACAACGTTCCGCATACAGAAGCGGAGATCGTGGCCGCTGGTGGTGATGAATCAAAACTACCGGCAAAAAGTATCTGGTGGCAGGGGCATGAATATAAAGCCTGGCCGTGCCAGATTGAAGGTATCGAAGCGTCTACCAGCGGCAGCAGCGCACAGCCGAAATTATCGGTCGCCAACCTGGACGGCTCGATCACCGCGCTGTGTCTGGCATATGACGACCTGCTGCAGGCCAAAGTGACCATCCACGACACACTGGCGCAGTACCTTGATGCGCGGAACTTTCCCGGCGGAAACCCGACGGCAGACGCCACGCAGGAAAAGCTACAGGTCTGGTATATCGATGCGAAAACTTCTGAGACCAGTGAAGTGGTGCAGTTCGCCTTATCCAGCCCGATGGATTTGCAGGGGCTGATGATCCCGACACGTCAGCTTCACTCCCTCTGCACCTGGTGCATCCGTAATAAATATCGTACCGGCGATGGGTGTGATTACGCCGGAACGCGTTATTTCGACAAGAACAACAATCCCGTGGATGACCCGTCCCGCGATGAATGCAACGGCACACTGACCGCCTGCAAACTGCGGTTCGGTGAAGGTAACGAGCTGCCTTTCGGCGGCTTCCCGGGCACTTCTTTGATCCGGAGCTGACATGCGCAAGAAGACCATTGAGGCCATCATGGCCCACGCTGAATCAGAATACCCGCGGGAGTGTTGCGGGGTGGTGGCGCAGAAAAGCAGGGTGGAAAAGTATTTCCCGTGTCGTAACCTCGCCACTGAACCCACAGAACATTTTCACCTGTCCCCGGAGGATTACGCCGCAGCGGAAGACTGGGGAACGGTCACCGCCATCGTGCACAGTCATCCCGACGCCACCACACAGCCGAGCGAACTGGATAAGGCGCAGTGTGATGTGACGGCGCTGCCCTGGCATATCGTCAGCTGGCCGGAAGGTGATTTACGGACCATTATGCCGCGGGGGGAAATTCCACTCCTGGAGCGCCCGTTCGTGCTGGGCGTTTACGATTGCTGGGGTTTGGTTATGAGTTATTTCCGCCAGAAATGCAGCATTGAGCTGGCGGATTACCGGGTGGATTACCCCTGGTGGGAAGATCGATACCCGGATAACTTTTACCAGGATAACTGGTACGAATGCGGATTCCGGGAGTTCACCGGCGCGCCGCAGCCAGGTGACGTGGTGATCATGCAGGTGCAGTCGAATAAGTGGAACCACGCCGGAGTATTGCTCGAAGGCAATATGCTGCTTCACCATCTATACGGGCATCTCAGCCAGCGGGTGCCATACGGTGGTTACTGGATGGAACGTACAATGAAGATTTTACGCCATAAGTCTCTGTGCTAATCTTTGTAAAAATTAACAGAGGGACCACTGGGTCATGAAAAAAATTATTATCACTCTTTTAACAATTGGTCTGGTCGGATGTTCCACTGAACCTGTAATGCCTCAAAATGCTAAAGAGGTTCAAGCATCATACGAATTTCAACAAAAACCCAGAACCACGGGTGTAACGATAATCCGAGATAAAGGGTATGTAGCCAGTGCTTGTGCGATAACCGCCTATATAAATGGAAAGCGGTTAGCTGAGCTTGAGACAGGTGAAAAAGTTACTGCTTATGTGCCTGCAGGAGAGATTATTGTTGGCGCTGGATTTGTTGGGCGTGGCTTATGTAGTGGTGATCCTAAAAAAGAGCGTGAATTCATAGTAAAAGAGAACCAGTCTCGAGTATTGAGAATTTTCATAGATCAAAGTGGTAATGTTGATATTCTTCCAATGACATTGAATTAATCGCCAATAAATTAAGATAGCCACCTTAAAGGGTGGCTTTTTTATTTCTGGAGGAGCAATGAAAGAAGTAATGACGAAAATAGAGCTAGGCGGCATACTCGGTAAATATTTTGGAAAGACACACTTTCGAATTATAAGCACTATCCATGAAGCCCCACGTGCCCTAGCCGCTACAATTAAAGGGTTCAAGCAATTTATGATATCAAGCCAGCGGCGTGGATTAACATATGCTGTATTTCGTGGGAAAAAGAATATAAGTCAAAACGATCTTGGCTTCCCAGTTACGGAAGAAGTAATTCGCATTGTCCCTATTATTATGGGAAGCAAAAAAGCAGGGGTATTACAGACTATCATTGGTGCCGTTCTGGTTGTCGTCGGCGCAATTGCTTATGCATATGGCGGCGCATTGGTGTCTCAGGTAGGTTTGAGCATGATGGGAGTAGGCGTAGCAACTGCCGCCGGTGGTGTCATTCAGATGCTCTCCCCACAACCCGCCGGGCTCGCCAGCAAACAGGACGCCGATAACCGGGCATCTTATGCGTTCGGCGGGGTGACCAATACAGCAGCGCAGGGTTATCCCGTTCCGATTGGATACGGAAAACGTCGTATTGGCGGCGCGATTATTTCCGCCGGGATTTACGTCGAAGATCAACAATAACCCTCCTGATTATTTCCTC